GCATTCTGGGTTTAAATCATTTACATATTTTAAAATATGTTTAAACAATTTTCCCGTTTGTTCGTCCGTTAACTTTTCTATTGTATGTATTATGTCACTATACAATATAAACCCTTTTTTTTCTTCAGCCATACTAAATTTTTTAAATAAAAAAACCCCTGTAAAATCCGTTGCGTCTAACTTCAACTTCATAAACAAGGGTAATAATTCCTTTTGTACTTATAATGTTAGACGAGTACAGTTGCAAATATAACTATAATTTTAATATAAACTTAAAAATTTAATTAATTCACATTCTGTTATTTTATTATAATTTAAAAAACATTGTCCATTATTAAAATTTTCATCGTTTTCAAACTGAATTAAATGAAAACCTAAATAAGTCCAATCGTTATCAATTCCACTTTTAATCCATTTATTGATTAATTTAAACATTTTGTGTTGACCTTCTCTTGGTTTAGCATTTCGTGTTTTTATTTCTAATAAAATAATTTTTTTTGTTTTCCAATTCCATAGCATAAAATCTAAATCACTTGCTGAAAAACCTGTTGATGAATCAGGTAACTCTTTTCTTATCCAATTACTAAAACCTAAATCTCTAACTCCTGTAACTTCTTGTCGTGTCATAATAACGCTTTTGCTATATTATATGTTTTTTCATCTATTTCAGATGCAATCACATTTCTTTTTTTATCTCTTGCACAAATTATTGTTGTGCCGCTACCTGCAAATGGTTCTAAAATAGTATCACCTTCTTTAGTAAACATCTCAATTAAATAACCAACTCCACTTTTACTTTGTTGCCAATCGTGTCCGTTTTTTTCTCTTTGTTCTGAAATAAAATAATCTTGAAAAGTATTCTCAATTTTCTTTTTACCGTTTTGAAAAATTAACACAGGCTTCCATCTACACATTAAATTAATACCATTAACTATTTGTGTTTGTCCTTCGTGATAAACAGCAAAAGTCCAATAGTAATCTAAATTTTCAGACATTCTTTGCATCACTTCAGGCAAATACATTTGTCCTGAATAAGCAATACAATATCCATTTGGCTTTAATACTCTTTTTGCAACTCTTGATAATTTACTCCAAACTTCAATAAATTCATATGGATATGGCGGGTCTGTAATTATACAATCAATACTTCCATCAGGAATATCTTTAAAAACTTCTTCAAAATCACCTAATCTAAAATCAATATCTATTTTTTTTGTTTTACCTATTTCCGCAAGTCTTTCTCTTTCATTTGTTTTTATCTGTTGCTTTTCTTCTTTCTTTATTTCTTGATATGCTGTTGTAACTGTTATCTCTCCTTGCTTTGCTTTTTCCCATAGTTCAGGAGATTTAGCTTTAACAATTTCACTCATTCCTATCATTCCAGTAGAAACGCCTACGGCTTTTGCTATTTCTTTTCGTGTGTCGTGTTTTGGTCCGTTGTCATTTAATGACAACGAAGCAGAATATTGATTACCTTTAAAAACTGATTTTTCTACTCTTATTGCTTCGCCTTTTAAAGATAAATCTTCTTTATTGCCAAGCTCTAACTCAATACACCACGCCTTACTTAAATTACGTCTTCCTTTTTGATTGTTACGCATCCAAATTCTAACATCTATTTCGTTATCAAAACTTTTGCTTTCAGTTTCGTATTCTAAATTCCAACGTGTAGCAATTTCAAAACGGTTGTGTCCGTCAATTATAAACCCGTTCCAAGTTATTATTTTTTCTCGTATTCCTTCATCTAAACAATTTTGTTCAAGTTGTTTAAATTCTTCAGCTGTTAAAGCCGGTATTAATTTTTTAAATTCGTCTTTTATTTGTATCATTTTTTTTTCTTTAAAGTTAATAAAATTTATTTCTTATTCTCAACTGAATTTTACGCAAGTCTTTTAAGTTCTTTGCTTCTTTTATTTCTTTTCTTAAGTCAAGTTCTGGACGTTCTAAACTCAAAAGTAATTTGTAGTATTCAATGTCGTGTAAAAATAACTTGTCGTTTACATCGCTTAAGTCTTGGTAAGTTTTTAAACCGTGTAATATTGTTGCGTGGTTCATATTAAACAGGCTTCCAATTCCTTTTAGTGTGTGTCCGTCTTCTCGCAGCTTTCTAAACAAATAAATCCGCCTGTGTACTATTTCACGTTTTCGGTTTTTTACTGCAAGTCCATCTTGCTCTATTATTTCTTTTATTAGTTCTATCATTTTTCTATTTGTTTAATTTCAATTATAATGTCGTCGTTTTTTTGTATTAAGTTTTTAACGTGCTGGAAGTCGTAAGCTTCAACTATTCGTGTTTCTAACTTAACAGGTGCGCCAACATACGCCCAAGTTTTAAATGTTGCTTTAAATCGTTTCATAGGTTTTTGTATTTGGTTTTCGTTTTTTTTAATTCTGCAAATCTCAAGGTATAACCCTAAATCAAATGAACCCCGCCATTGTCTTTGCCACCAATCTAATTGGTCGTATATAGTTCCTGTGTTCATAGTTCGTGATAAAAATTATAGTTGCTTTCATCGTTGCTTGTTTTCCATTCCCAAAAGTTATAGTGCTGAAGGTCGCTGTTTATTGCTTCCTGCATTTCTAAACGTACGTCTTCTAAAATACGAATATTAATAATGTGCGGTTGTAAATGGTCATCAGTTTCAATAATCCACTTTTCCGAAACATCAACGTCAAGTTCAATAAATGCAAACTCGCTTACTTCGTCGTAGTCTTTAAATTCCCAAGTCCCAAATATTTGGTATTGCCAACCTAAAAAATCGTAGTTTAAAATCCATTCTCTATGGTGAATTTCTAATATTCTATTTTCCATCTTACAGCGCTTTAAAATACATTAAACAATAGAACATACCACCGAACACAATAAACATCATTAGAGTGCCTAAAAAGTGCTTTAAAAACGATTTGTGTTCTTCGGTTACAGGTGTAAAGTAATCAATTAAATTTTTCATAGTCTTATTTTTTAAATTGGTTAAATAAATTTTCTACTTCCTGCATTTGCTCTTTGTTCAAAAACGTTACTAATGTTTGAATAATTAAATGCAGTTGATTCGTGTTTAATTTGTCTTCTTGTTGTTGTAGTTCCAAAAAGTCTAATACTTGGTTAAAGTTTTTCATAGTTTTTAAATTAATGTGCGTTATCAAGTCGCACCCCTTGTTTTTTTTTAGTAGTTTAGATTAAGAAATTTTTCGTAATCACAAAGTAATTTAATTAAATTATTCGTTTGTGACGCAGTAAATTTTTTATTTAATGCATTAATAAATTTTTCAGCATTTTTTTTTCTCATTACTTTTTCAAATGCTTCAAGTACGTTTGCTCCATTTAAGTTTAAAATTTCGTTTTGTGTTTTCATAGTATTTGTTTTTATTTGTTATTAATTATATTCAAAACTAATGCTTATTTTAATAACTTGTATACTTTTCAACAATTATTTTTAAAAAAAGACGTTATCAATAATCATTCTAAATAAGTAAAACATATAATAAAGGTAATTTTTACCTAATAAAGTAATAAAGTAAGGTAAAACCCTTAAAATCTTTGTTATTATTAAGGTTATAGCTTTAAAAATGATACGTTTTTGCTGTTAAAAACTGGACAATTAATCGGAATTATACCGTTTATTGTAACAATTTGTGACAAAAAAAAACAGCTACGTGCTGGGGAGCTTATAACTGTTTTCTTTTTATTAACTATGAATTGCAAATATATTAAAAAATATGTGTTAATCGTGCGATTTGCCCAAATTCTTTGTGATGTATGTAACCTTCAACCGCTTTTGGAACGCCTGTATATCCGTTTTTGTGATGCCAACTGTCACTTCCTGAAGGACTGCGTAACGTTTCAAACGTGCAACCAATGAAATCGGTACTTTTTTTGTGATGTATATGATGCGAATAAATATAGCGGTGTTTAGTTTCGCTCCAAAGTATTGGAAATTCAGTCGCAAGTAATAAAGGTAAGTGTTCAATTTTTGCTCCGTCTCCGTGTGTAGTGCCTATCAAGTTGTTTCCGTATTTAAATGCTTTTCTGTGTAGCAAATTAACGTTAAAATTGATTGTTGACTTACTAAAATGCGCTTCTATTAATTGCATTAAAAAAAAGCCGTGTGTTAAATCGTGGTTTGACGGATTGTAAACGACTTCGACTTCTGCAAAACTTATTAATTTTTCTAACAAATCAATGTACAGGTTTTTCGCCATTAAAAAATTGTCGTACCACATTCCATCCGTGTCTTGTGGTGTTCCTGCTGTTGTTGTTCTTCTTGTGTTGTCGGTATGTAAAATATCGTTTCCTGCAACAAATAAAACTTTATCTATGTTAAACCCTTTTGCTTTGTTTAAAATGCCTTGTAGTCCGTCTTTTGCACGTTTAACGGCTATCTGTGAATTATAGTCTTCGCCTGTTTCAAATGCTGTTGCAAGTTTTCCAATATGAAGGTCTGCAATATCAATTACAAGTAAATGCGTGTCTTCGCTTTTTATTGTTTCTATTGCGTGATATTTCGGTGCGTATAACTTAACTTCTTTTATACATTCGTCTTTTATTTGTTGAATAGCGTTTAGTTCTTCTTGTTTAAAGTTTGGGTTTTTAAAGAACAAAGAAGCTTGTTTTGTTTTTAACCAACCGTGTTTAACGTCTTTGTCATCAACTCCGGCTTCATCAGTTGCGTTTTTTATGCCACGATACTGCATAAGTATTTCGATTTCGTCCTGTTTTAGTCGAAACCTTGCGCTGTTATTTGCCATAAAAATTTAGATTATAGATTTAATTCCGTTTTTCCAAAGCCACGAAAGTAATAAACCTATTCCAACACCTACAAAAAGTAAGTTAAGGTTTCCTTTAGGACGTTTACTATTTGCTTCAGACTTTGCCTTTTGTCCTTCAGATTTTGCTTTTGCTTTTTCGACAACTCTATCTTTATAGATAGTTTTTACTTTAATTTTATACTCAATTTTTTTGTCTAATCGTGTTTTTGGAACGTACTCTGTTCGCCATTGTATAATAGTGTCATATGTTCTTAAAAAAGTTTCGTAATAAGTTGTGTCAAATTTTGTAATTAATACGCTATCAAGTTTTGTTATTGTCAAAGTGTCTGCAACATCCTTGCAAACATAACCTTTTTTTATTGCTTTGTTCAGGTGATATTGTGCCGAACACGAATAAAGAAAAAGACTAATAAGAAGAATATTTAGTTTTGCCATTTTGCTTGTATGCTTTTAAAACTTGTTT